GAATCAACAACCGTTCCGCCTGCCATGTTCGTCAGAGTGTGACCGAGCAGGTATGCGTAATTCGCATCGGAGATGTCCGTCGGCTTAAATTCGATTGTTCCGTCCGAAAATCCAGAATCCGTTTCGGTGATATTATCGTCACCATACAGCGGCTCGACGCCGCTGTTGTTGATATTGACCTTTGCTTCCATCATTTCAGCCAGTACTCGCCCCGTGTCATACGTCAGCGGACTTTCGGCCAAGATTTTGGAAACGATAGGCATCTTTAACCCGATTCTTGCCATTTACAAATTCCTCTCTTTCATCTTTTGTTCGTAAACTTCTCGCATTGCCTTTTCTACCGGTTCGGCTGATAAATCATCAGCTGTATCAATCCAGTGCGAGCCGGGTCTCTTCGAAGTTCCGTAATGCAAAATGAACGCCTTTTCAGCGTTCCTTACTTTTTTTCTGTCCGTTCCTTGTGGGTAGATGTCGATCATTTTGATGTCAGAAACTAGCTTCGGCTTGCGTGAGTAATTGATCGAATTGAACATGTCTCCTGTGTCAAAATGACCGTGCATCTTTGCCGCGCGCCGCCATGCCTGCTTGACCTCTTCGGCGCCCGCCAAAAGCATTTCGTCTGCCATCTCTCCGGATAGCTCGCCGATTGCCTTCAGATCGTCTATGATGCCGTCAAGGCCATCCGTGCTGAATCGCGCCATCAGATCACCTCACACGTCCATGAGTGATGAATGTACCCCGTTGTTGATTCGTAATCCGATATGTGCTCGTTCAACGCGATTTCATCGGATCCTTTTAAGGTGGCATCAATCGCCAATACGATCGGGTCTGTGTCGGATTTTGTGAATCGGTCAACATAGATCCTTGTGAGCGGTTCGATTGTCTTTCCGTCGCCGTCCATTCCGTCAAAAGTGCCAGGACGCCACGTGGTATAATTCCCGTTTGTCGCCCCGGAATACTTTGACATGGCAGGGTCAGCAGTCAAGAGCAAGGTCTTAAAATCAGACAGTGTCATATGCCCCCACCACCTTCGACAGACTGATGTCAGATATCCGTTCCCCAGACTCTTCGTCCGTGCCGCTGTAAACGCGTTCGACAATATAGGTCTCTGCGCCGATTTCGACGGCGGTCTTTTTTACGGCGATTTCATCAACTCGCAAAGCGCGGATTTTCCGCGATACCTCGATCTGCTCGAGAGATTCGGTGTATTGCGTAGGAGCCGAAGAAAAATCAAGATCACCGAACCATCGTTCAGCAATCTTGACTTTGTTTTCGTTCGGCATTTCTCCCGGTCCGGCCGTGTTCGCAATCTTGTAGATTCTGCAAATTCCGCTATCCAGTATCATGTCCTCGCCCTCAAAAACCGCTGTTTCCGTTTGTGCCGCAACCATTCAGGCATTCCGGTTGCTTTGTCACGGCTCTGGTAATTCCAAACTGCCGCATCAACCAGAAGCATAAGGTCATACGGCGAATCTTCAACGAGCCGTCCCGACTCTTTAGAAAGCTCTGCCTCCGCCGCTTCAAGAACGGCGGAGAGCAGAAGATCCATCGAATAATCTTCGGGCGTGCGATTAAGCCGCGCTTTCATGAGCGGCAAGGCAAATATTTGTATTGCGCTCATCATTCACCTCATCAGGCCTTCGGCACTGCGACAACCTTTCCGGACTTGATCGTCTTTCCGTTTCCGTCCAGTTCAACGACCGTAATCATCTTGCCGGCAACACAGGTAATCTGTGTGGTTCCGGAAGTGAGGGCCGTGTAGCCAGAAGGCTTCATTCCGGTTGTAACCGCAAGATCACCGATCTTGTACTTGAGAGTCGTTCCACTCGATTCAGTTCCGGTCACTGTAAGAACGGTATCGCCGGAAGCCGTACCAGCAGCGGCCGTTACGCCGAGAACGCCGAGGTCGGTGTTGGCATAGTCAGTCGGGAATGTGCTCGTAGCAACTCCGTCCGTGTTGTCAAAGCTTACAAATACGAAAGCCTCTCCGAACACGGGAGTGCCATCGTAACGAGCGTAGCCTCTGTAACCGGTCATGTCCTCGACAAATTTCGCGTGTTCGGACGAGTCCACGCTCGAACCTTCACGCTCGGCGAGAATATACAGGGATCCGAATCCGCCGACGATCTCGTTATCGCCAACCATTTCGAGCTCGACGATGTCGCCGCCGATAATAGGCATCTGGTTTTTCATTCCAGCAACAAGCGCCGCCGCCGCGTCAAAGGCAAGGGCCTTCGTCATCAGCTTGATATGCGTTTTGCGGTTCACAACCCAGAAGGCATTACCGTCAGAGTAGTTCGGGCTTGCAACTCCGAGAGCCGCAATAAGAGATGCGAAGAAAGCCGCTCCGGTCGTTCCGTCAATGTTCAGTTTCAAGATGTTGGTCGTGTGAAGATCCGTCCATGTCGGGGCATATGTTCCCCATGTAGAAGGCGCGGAAGTCTGCGCAAGACGGGTTACAATTCCGGTCGGCATCTTAACGCCGGTGCCGTAAACAATACCGCGGTCAACGCCCTTTCCGGCTGCCTGCCCGAGCTGATCCATGATTTCCATTCCGAGATTGAGAGCAGAGTCGGCAAGCGTCGAATTCGAGATGAAGATAACACCACCGACCTTAAATCCGTCGACTTCGATCTGATTCAGCGACATGTCGAGCTCATTGAGAGCGCCGGCCGCTTCCATCCATACGCCTTCGGGTACCGCGCCGACAATAGTCTGACGAGACTTTCCGGAAACGGACTTGACATTCACGTACTTAATCAGCTTCGAATAACGCGTCATGTTGTCACGCAAAACCTCAAGCATGATTGTCGGAACCTCAAGAGTTCCATTCGTGACGCCGCGTGTCTTGAGAGTTCTTACCTGATCGAGGAATCCCTTGACCTCGTCGCGTGCAAAAAATGCGTCGCGCTCTTCGCGAACCATGCCGAAAAACTTTGTTCTTTCCATTTTATTAAAATCCTTTCTCTCGCTTCTTGCTTCCGGAGCCTTAGGGGCCGGAGCTGATTTCTTCTCAATCTCGTCAAGTTCGGTCTGAAGGTTCCTGATCTCTTCTTCAAGGGCGGCTTTCTTATCGCCGGCCTCTTTGGTTTCCGCGTCGAGTGCGGTTCTTTCGACTTCGAACTGTGTCACGGCTTCGTCAACCGCGGCTTTCTCGTCGTCCGTCGCCTCGTCTGTCAGTTCATTGACCGTCGCTTCGAGCTCGGCCTCACGCGTCTTAAACGCTTCTGAACGAACTAAAAAATCCGCCTCTTTCGTGCGGATTTCTTCAAGCTCTTTGTTCAGCGCTGCCATGCGCTTGTTAATCATCAACTGTCTTAATGCCATTTCTTAACCTCTCTTTCGTTTTCTCTCTCCATGCCTGCATGGATCTTTTCTTGATCTGTTCATAGTCACGCTTTCTGGCCGATACGGAAGTATCCTCATAGGCCGGGAAAGTCACGATTGAAACCTCATACAGCTTCACGGACATAATCGTCCAGTGTACTGTTCCGTCTTCCCTGAAATCGCAATCTTCGTTCTTGATATCGAAACCGAAAGAACACTGCGTAACATCTCCGCGCTCGACTCGCGCATAAAGGTTCATGGCGTCCTGATCGGCTTGATTGATCTTTACCCGCCCCCAAAGCCCGCGAGAATCTACCCGCAGTTCAAGGGATCCGGATGTATTCCGACCAAGAACAAGCCGGGTCTCGTGGTCAATCAAACATCGGATGTCGTCAGCCAGCGCGTTGTCGAATGCGTGCGGGTCAACGGATTCCGTCGAGCCTTCCCAAAGCTGATAGTTACTTCCAAACACCGCGAAATAGCCTTCGATATATTTGTCTTCACCATCGGACGCTACGCGGAATTCAGTCGCCTGACTTCGGGCTTGTCTTACTGTCCTGTCCACTGTCATTACCTCCTTTCAGCTTCTTTTGATTTCCGATCTTCGAGTAAGGAATGTAATTTTCCAAGATAGCAAGCTCGTCTAATCCTTCTCTTGAATTCCATCCCGACCATTCTCTCGCCTCGTTGCGGTCAATAATCGCTCGGTCAACATAATTGCACGCGACTTCGGAGATCTCGGTCAGGGAGTAGCTGAAGAGGCTTCTCGGGTTAAACCTGAAGAACCAATCCGGCGATAAGAGAAGTTTTCGAGTCAACTCTTGTTCGATTCCGCGCGCTATCGGTAGCACCCTCGTCGAAATAAAGTTGTTAAACTCGTCTCGGTCAAAAGTTCCAACTCCAACAAGGAACGGGGGAACGCCAATAATAGCCGCTGCCGTTCGCTTGTCGAGATTGATCGAATCGCTAATAGCCAAATCGCTAATCGTAAGCGGTTTAACTGTCACCACTTCCATAGCGTCAGCTGGAATCATCCACGGCTTACCGCTTTTCGAAGAACCAATGTATTGGTCTGTGAGTTTTTTGCGGCCCTCTTCGGATTGGAGCTCTTCCATCATCCCGTCAATCTTGACGATCAACGACGGAACAGGGCTTTCCATCAGGCTTTTGCTTGTCGCCCTCGCTTGTGCCAAAGTCTGTGAAAGATCTTTGAGCATCACTTTGTAGCCGCAGCCCTTCCAAGGCTTTTGCGGGTCGATGTTATCCGTGAAATGCAGAATTTCATCAGACCTGAACGTCTGCCCCCGGTAATAGACGTGGTAGCCGTATGGCTCGTCAATGACGCTCGCTTGCCCCATGTCCATCGGTTCAATGTCGTCTAAATACCCGTTCAAAAAATGCGGGATCTGGATTGAATTTCCATCGCCATCAAGCAAGATGTTCCGGACCGTCGAGTACATCCAGTTCTTACGCGTCGTGTACTTATTCGGGTTTATGTCGATCTTTCGGCTTAGCTCGTTCTTAATTCGCTGATCCCCTGATTTCGTATTTGTCATCAAATGAATCGTCATGACGGATATCAAATCGGCTATGCGATTCGCCGCCGTCTGGATTTCCGGGCAGTTTTTAAGAACCGTGTAGCCGCCTCCGGACACGAGACAGTTAAACGAATCCGGGGAAGTAACCCACAGCATCCCGCTGTCCGTCCGCTTCTGCGCGGGCCTTTGCGTTTTCTTTTTCTTCACGCGTTTCCTTTCCGGCTCATACCCAGCCCTTATGCTTATTTGTGCTTTCAAGATTTTCAAGCATCCTTACGACTGCGAACACGTCTGCATCAAACAGGTCAATTCGTGCCTCGTCTTTGACCTTCTCGTACTGGATCATGTCGTCCGTCTTTTCGATTGCCCGGACGTTCATGATGCAATACTCATAAGCGTCTGATCCGAGGTAGTATAGTTGCCTGTTCTTTGCTTTCTTTTCCTCGTGCCTGAATCCTTCGGATTTTTTGTAAAAATACTGTGGCTGATCGACGACTCGGAAGCCGGCCGCCTTCATTCCCACGAAATACTCGCGGCAGAATTTACGGTCATGGCCTACTTCCTG